TTTGCCTTCAACATCTATGTTTCCAGTAAACTGAGGCTTCCTGTTCTCTGAATTAACAGAAAATTTAGCTGGTGGAACAGCATCATCATTACGCCATGCAGCTCCACGATTTGTATTATCTTTTTTAGCTTCCATTTATTTCTCCTTTGTTAGCCAATCTAAAAGTAACTTGTTAACAATGTAGGCAACTTTCCTATCATAATATTTATGATTTGGATCTTTTGCTACTTCAAGCATTTTTTTATAAACTGCCATGTCAACTCTGGCACTTATAGATCTTTTTTTATTTACAGATTTATCATTCGCCATTTTTATTCTCCTCTACTAATCTTGTATAAATTCTTGTATCACCCTCAGATCTGTAGCCCTCAAGCACATCTCTGGGAATGTCCTGATCTTGTACAAGACGAGTATAGTTAATACGACCCCTGGCTTGTGTCATATGACATTTCACCGTTGGAGTACAAAAGGCACCACCATGTTTTTTTACAAGCATAGCTGAAACTTCTTTCTTTCTTTTATCAAGAAAAGCAAGTCGCTCCTTGTGCTCCTTTTGTTCGGTTAAAATAGAAGACAGCTCTGATGTGTAAGCATCTTCTTCTATTGTTCTATAGTTTATTCCTGGCTCCGCTTTGTCTTCAGACCATCTAGCTATAAAAGCAGGATCTTTGCATTTCTCTTTATACCACTCCATAAACTCTTCTGCTTTTGGTATATATCTATCAGCCCAGTTTTCATCTCTTTCTACCCACTCCTGGTAATGCTCATCATTGCTATACCATTGGAAGAAAAGCATTTCATCTATGTCCATACACTCCATGCCTAGCTGCATTTGATGCCAGTAGTTTCTTTTTTGTTCTTTAACATTTGTGCAGGGCTTTGTTTGTGGACATTTAACTTCTACGGCTGATATAGATCCTTTTCTGCCTTTTCTTAAAACTCCATCTGGTGACATACCAAGCCAGTCATATTTCTTATGAACAATAAATGATGGCTGTCTTACGACATACCCCATTGATTCTAAAGTTTTCAAGGCTTTTGGCTCACTTTCTTTTCCATGCGTTATGGCAAACAAGGCTCTTGGGTCAAAAGGATCTTGAGTAAGTCTGTGAGACTCTCTATACATATCTCTACCCAGGGCTTCCCATTGATCGCCTTTAGTCCACATACATTCATTTGCAGCTTTTGGGATTCTGGTTCCAGTAATCCTGTCTGATCTTTGATCATGCCAGGCTTGGGATCCTTGTTTTATTGGTACAACATTATCAGTCATGACTTCTCTCCTTTTTTGCTATAAATTAAAACTAGTTTTTTTCTTAACTCATCATCACCAATTAACTCAGCTTCCCTGTCGTAGTTTTTAAAAATACCAACACGATCTTCTTTTGTTTTAGCTTTATCTAACTCAGCTTCAAAATCAGCAAGTGTCTCTGCGGTTTCATCAACTTCTGTTTGCTCACTTTCAGGATCTGTTGTTTCAGGTTCTGTTTGTTCAAACGGTACACAAAAAGTTTCCAACAAAGCATCTCTATATGCAAATGACTTCGCTGCCTCTAGAT